TAGGTAGTGGTCTTCGTATTGTATATGTTAAGGAAGGACGCAAGTGGGCGCATATGACTAGCCACAGCGGTGATCCAGCCGACAATGCAGGACGAGTACGTAAAAGATTATCTCTTAAACGCTGGTTCGACATGAAGGCACGGCACGAGAAGCGCCAAGCACGGCATGAAAGAGCAGTGAAAAAAATAAGGAAGAAAGCAAATGAAGCTAACGCTTGACATAGAACACACTGTCACTCAGAGGGATGGCAAGACACACTTCGATCCCTTCGAGCCAAACAATGATCTCGTAATGATAGGTACACTTACAGACAAGGGAGAGGAAAAGATATTCACTGTCTACCACAACTCTGTTCATGGACAACCTACAGAGGTGGAGGGCATGGGGCTTATGAATTTTGATGGTGCTGGTGTACAGGAGCTACTGAATGAAGCTACCATTCTCGTAGGACATAATATTGTACACGATCTTGTGTGGCTGTGGGAAAGCGGCTTTCAATATGATGGCCCTGTCTTTGATACCATGCTTGCAGAGTATGTGCTACAACGTGGACAGAAGCAGCCACTATCACTAGAGGTTTGTGCAGAACGATATGATCTAAACACGAAGAAGCGAGACACACTAAAGGAGTATCTATCTAAGGGTGTATCTGTTGCAGACATACCACATGATGAACTGTCCGCATACCTTAGTGCTGATCTTCATGCAACACAGGAGTTAAGTGATACGTTGTACAAAAAGCTAAGTACATCTCCCGATTCTGTGTTGATGGAGCCTGTTGTTCTATCCAATCGTGTAGCTATATCGCTTGCTCGTATATATCAACGAGGATTTAAGATCGACCAACAAGCTCTAGCTAGAGTTAAGGAGGAGTTTGAGATTGAGAAGGAAGAGTTGGAAGAGGCTGTCGATCTACAGGTTACAGAATTGATGGGAGACGTACCCATTAATCTAAACTCACCAGAACAATTGTCGTGGGTTATCTACTCACGTAAACCAAAAGACAAGAAAGTGTGGGCAGATGCGTTTACTCATGGCATGGTAAAGGCAGACTTCAACAGTACGGTTAACAGACTGTCCACTAAAATGTACAAAGCTCATGCTGTTCAATGCTCCTCTTGTTACGGTGCTGGTAAGGTACGTAAGACAAAGAAGGATGGCTCTCCCTTTGCACGGCCAACAAAGTGTTCCACCTGCAACGGTGTAGGGTATTTGTTTCGTCCAACAGCAGAGTTGGCAGGGCTAAAGTTCTCAGCACCCAATATGAAATGGGTAAGTGCACATGGATTTAGCACAAGCAAGTCCAATCTTGAGATGCTGGAGCAGATAGCTTTGGGTAAGAACATGATTGAGGCTGCTAAGTTTCTTAGAAATGTGCGTAGGTTGAGTGCTCTTGATACATACCTGTCATCATTTGTCGATGGCATCAAGTCCTTTACTAAGGGGGATGGTATGCTGCATGTTCAGCTAACACAGCACATGACATCTACAGGCAGGTTCAGTGGCCGCAATCCCAACATGCAGAACATGCCACGTGGAGGAACCTTTCCTATCAAGCGTGTGTTTGTATCTCGCTTTGACGGAGGTAGAATACTTGAGGCTGACTTTGCACAGCTAGAGTTTAGAACAGCAGCCTTTCTGTCACAGGATAAGATTGCCATGCGAGAGGTGTCTGAAGGCTTTGATGTACACAGCTACACAGCTAAAGTTATATCGGATGCTGGACTACCTACTACTCGACAGGAAGCAAAGGCGCATACGTTTGCTCCTCTGTATGGAGCTACTGGTTACGGCAGAGGAGAGAGCGTAGCGGCGTACTACAAACATTTTATAAGCAAGTACAAGGGTATATCTGAATGGCACTCACGCCTCGCCTCTGAAGCTTTAAACACAGGTGTGGTGAGAACACCCTCACACAGAGAGTTTGCGTTTCCTAATGTGACACGTAGATGGAATGGTGATCCAACACACTTTACACAGATAAAGAATTATCCAGTACAGTCATTTGCTACAGCAGACATCGTACCGTTAGCACTATTGTACATAGAGGAGTTACTGAAGGGTAAGCAATCCTGTATTGTAAACACAGTACATGATAGTATAGTCGTAGATGTTCATCCACAGGAGGAAGCATATGTAGTAGAAGTTATTGAAAATACTAACAAATCTTTACACTCTTTAATACTACAGCAGTGGGGTGTTGACTTCAATGTGCCGCTGTTGCTAGAAGCAAAGATTGGAAACAATTGGCTTGACACAAAAGACTTATCGTGATATAACTGCAAACCTTAAAATGAAGGAGAACACACAAATGAGCTTAACAAGTATTGATACAGACAACTACGCAGAGATGGCTAAAGCTATGGGTATTTCTGGAGAAGCACCAACGAGTAGCAAATCCAAGAGTACTCTTGCACGGCTAAAGATAAACCATACTCCAATCATGGGTACGGCAGAAGTAAATAAGAAGAAGGTTAATGTTGAAGTTGTAGAGGGAGGAACTTATAAGCTGGAGATTCCCGACACAGAGCAGACATACTTCTCATCTGAGGTTAGTATTCGTCCATACATGCAACGCTTTATGTACAAGCGTTTTGTCAAGGGCGTAGGTGATGTGAAGAATGCCTTCATCAAAACTGTGATGGCAGACACGTTGAAGATTGATCTGAAGGACACGTCAGGTAACTTTAATTGTGGCAAACCTGCTGGTTATATTGAGGACTTCAAGGCATTGCCTGAAGATATGCAGAACCTCATTCGTCAGATCAAACGAGTGCGTGTTGTGTTTGGTACAGTAGGAATGGCTAACCCCATAGATGTAAGGGGAGAACCAGTAGAGATTGATGAAGTACCTTTCATCTGGGAGGTTGACAATAGAGAAGCCTTCAAGACTATGGGTGGGCCGTTTCAAACGCTCTTTCAAAATAAGAGACTGCCCGTGCAGCATCGTATCATTGCTACAACGGCAGAGCGTAAGTTGCCTAACGGTAATTCGTATTATGTTCCTGCCGTAGACTTGAACCTCTCAGACACGATCAACATTGAGCAGGAAGATCAGACTATGTTTGCATCTTTTCTTGATTGGATCGCAAGCTACAATGAGTACATTCTTTCGTCATGGAATGATAGCAATAAGATTAGTGACGAACTAAACTCTGCGTGGGACTTACCAGAAGATCAAGCACTTGACATTGTTGAGGAGTTTGTAAACATTGAGGAGACAATGCAATGATCTCCTCCTCTTTGTTAGAGTCTATATTTACCTATCTGGCAACAAAACCATATAGAGAAGTACATGCTCTCATTCAGGCAATACAACAGGAGGTTGCACAAGCGCAAGCTGCACAGGCAGAAGCAACAGAAGAGAAGGGAGAAGATTAATGAACCACCCTGCTGAATTGGCGGTGCATCAGTACCTTGAGAACGCAAAAGCTGACGCTACAGATATGTCTGAGGACACAATAGATAAAGTGTGTGAGGATATACGGGCTGCGTTGCACCGTCAATTCGGTAGTTCCTCAAAGAGAGGTGAGTTTAGACCTCGTATGTCAAATGTAGGTCGCCCTGTTTGCCAGCTATGGTATGAGAAAAATAAACCGAATGCAGCCTTACCACGATCAACTACCTTCATAATGAATATGATGATAGGTGATATCGTGGAAGCTGTATTCAAGGCGATACTTACAGAGGCTGGTGTTGACTATGAAGAAAATGAACAAGCTAAAGTAGAGTTTGATGATGGTGTCACTGTGTCTGGCACGGCTGACATCAGCATCAACGGTGCTGTAGATGACATTAAATCTGCATCTGATTGGTCATACCGAAATAAGTTTGCGTCATATGATACGCTATGTGAGCTTGATGCTTTTGGCTACATAGCACAACTAGCTGGATACGCTAAAGGATTAAATAAAAGAGCAGGTGGTTGGTGGGTTGTAAACAAAGCTAATGGAGACTTCAAATATGTACCTGCTAGACTTGACATTGAGGAAGAGTGTAGTAAAATAAATGCTTCTCTAAAGAAGTTAAAAGAGAATGTGTTTGAGCGTTGCTTTGAGGCAGAAACTGAGTACTTTCGTAGTAAGCCAACAGGCAATAAAGTGTTGAGTAAAACGTGTAGTTTTTGTGACTACAAAAAAGATTGTTGGCCTTCGTTACAACAGATGCCAATGATAAAGTCACAAGCAGTTAGTCCTAAAATGGTGGACTATGTTTACATAGAGGATAAGAAAGGAGGAGTAAATGCTTGAAGAACAATCCTTAGAAGAACTACAGGAGACTATTGAATCGCTGTCTACCTCGCTGTCACAGACAGCATCAGAGTTAGCGGCGGCTAAGAAACAGTACAAGGAACGTAAAACAGCGCATTTACGTGAATTATATGAAGCACGTAATGAAACAGACGCAGCCATACGAGATGAGCTACGGGCGTTAAACATGAGTTATAGTCCTACGTATGCTACTCGTGGGTTACGAACTCGCATTTACGTTTAGGTTCTAGTGGACGCACGGCAATTTATAGCTGCGCGTAAGCACGGGTATAGGTCCGGCTTAGAGCACAAGGTTTCCCAATACCTCGACAATCTTTATATTAAGTACAAGTACGAGGCTATAAAAATTGAGTGGGAAGACTTGGCTTATCGGACCTATACCCCCGATTTTGTGTTGAGTAATAACATAATTATTGAAACAAAAGGAATGTTTACTGCTGCTGATAGACGAAAACATTTGTTTATTAGAAGGCAGCATCCAGAGCTTGACATTCGGTTTGTGTTTGAAAACAGTAGACGCAAGCTTAGAAAGGGAGCAAAGTCTACGTATGGTCAGTGGTGTATCAAGTATGACTTTATATACTATGACAAAGTAATACCTGAAGATTGGTTGAAGGAGAAGCGAAAGAAAAAGGTCGGACGATTTATAAAATTCAAAGGAACGAAGAGGAAGCGCAAGTGAAAAGTGAACATATAGATAATGAAGACTTGTTGATACAGGTACGTCCAAGACTAACTGAAAATTTTAGCTGGACAGGAGAGGTAGAAATAAATATAATATCTTCTGATGAATCCTGTTTAGCTAAGGATGAATCGGACGCTCTGCTCTTCTTCTGCCAAATGATATGTGCTTGCGTACCTATATACGATGAGCATGACGAGATACGAAATATGGCAGCATGGCTGGTAAACGAAAAGTATTCTGAAGAGGCAAAGAAAAAGCTCAACGGTGGGCAGAGAAGGGCAGAGATTATAAGTACAGAAAACAATGTTATAAAGATAGACTTTAATCCTAAGAAGGAGAGACACTGACATGCCTACTTTAATGAGATATAATGATGAGTTGCCTAGTGATGTAGAGCGGCAGGATGACGTAAACAATCCGCAACATTACAATACTAATGGACTTGAAACCATTGACTTGATTAAGCAGTCTATGTCAGAGGAAGAGTTCAAAGGTTATCTTAAGGGAAATATACTTAAGTATGTTAGTCGGTATCGCCATAAGCACACCGAAGAGCCAAAGAAGGATTTGCTAAAGGCAGAGTGGTACTTGAATAGGCTATTGAAAGAGTGGTAAAATGATTATAAAAGTTCTGATGACATTGAGTATTGACACCGAAGAATACCCCATGCCTGTTGATGGATACGTGTCTGATGAAGTTGAAGATTCTTTACGTGAACATTTCTACGATGTAGATGGCATGGTGGTTAATAAAATTAATGTTATACAGGAAGGAATAGATAAATGAGTAACGTACTACCCACAAGCTATCAAAATTTCATTGCTATGTCACGATATGCAAGGTGGAATGAGGAGGAAAACAGACGAGAAACGTGGGTAGAAACCGTGTGTAGGTACTTTGACTATATGGAAAGTATGCTGGCAAAGAAGCACTCCTACAAGTTGTCAAAGGAATTACGAACTGAGCTTGAGCAAGCGGTTATAGGACTTGAGATCATGCCTAGCATGAGGGCTGTGATGACAGCAGGGCCAGCCTTAGATCGTTGCAATGTAGGTGCATACAATTGCTCATACCTACCTATAGATAACCCC